ATCGTTGTTCACCTCCTGCGCCCCAGTATCGGGCGGAAAACGCCAATCGACCCACAATGTGGACTTGTCGAGGCCAAACAGTCTATGTACTCGTTTGCACCCACGCTGTAAGCTGTCCAACCATAGCGACGCTTTGGCGGCTGTCTCGACGTTGTTAGAATTGACTTCGTCGGTCAACATCCGCTCTTTTTTGCTGGTGTTGGTGTTGGGGATGCCAACTTCAGTATCGAACAGGGCTTTAATGGTTTTAAGGGCTGTTAGCAGTTCGTTGGTGATGAAGTTCCCTTTAAGGTCTGTCGCAAAGTACATCCAAGGGGCTTGCCCGGATGCCCCATTTTTAGGCGCTTTGAGCAAAGAGGAATCCACAAAAACGGCGGGGGCGCCCTGCATGATCTGGTCGAACATCTTTTTAAAAGATTCTGCGCCGGCCTTGTTACCAGCGGCAAACACATACGCCAACCGGCTGTTAATTAGATTGCTCTGGATGGTTTGGGCAGCAAGGGCCATCATATCCCCATAATAGGCCACAATATCCACCATACCGCGGTAATCGGGCTGCAAATTGATGATCTCACACTGCTTTCCGATTTGCAAATAGGGGGACCCTTTGATAAAAGGGTTTGCAATGATGGAGTGTGTGGGATTGTAAAAAATGTTTATGCCGGTCAATCCCATTCGGTCATATACCAGGCCATAGCGGTCAGTATTGAACACCGTAACACCACCGGACCCGAAAACAAGATATTGCAAGCGGTTACTGGGCCATGTGTCGGGGAGCGTCCAGCGGACCATAGACACAGCTTCAAGGAACAGATATTTGCGGAAATAATAGGATAAGCTGTTGCCTTTGGTGTGCATCACGGAGGGAGTAACCGGCGACACATGAGCGTTGAGTTGCTCATAGCTGTAGGGAGCACTCACAACAGACGACCTCCCTTCGCCATCTTAAACAGCAACCATACCGGCAATTTGCCAGTAGGCCACGGCCCGGGACCCGGGCCAGGGCCTCCGCCGGAGTCCCATTCTACTTCCCATGTGCCGACCTGATTCGGGATTCTGATAATGGTGGACGGGTCCCTCAGGTTTCCGGCGGCATCGGCGTACTCCCAATGCGTGTGAATGCCCGTTGCGTATCCAGTCTGCCCCTGTGTGCCAATAAACTGACCCTTTGCGACTGTGTCGCCCACGTTCCAAATCTGCGAGGCAAAGTGCGCGGCTCGCCAGGTGGTGCCGTCGGTCATCCGTACTTTGATCATATTGCCCCAGGACTGATCGCCCGAGGTGCTGCCGTTCCAGTGCTGGGCCACAACCACAACGCCCGCCTCGGGCGCGTAGGCTTTATGATTGCCGTGCACCGTGTCAATGCCCCGGTGTGGACTTCCGTCCGAGTACGCCGGATAACCGGCGGTCACTCTGATTGGCGACACATCAGTAATACACTGTTTATATACTGCCATTGTTATACGCCTCCTACTCTAAAAAGAATCCATTTTTCATATAGCTTTTGACGCTGTCGATCTCGGCGGCTGTAGCGGGCAACGCAATATCGGGGTCATCTATCATCATGAAACCCGGGATACTGAACAGCTGCACTTTCTGACACAGGGGCCGTCCGTGGTCCTCGTTGTTGTCGTCGACCAGATCATAAAACGCACCTGTCAAATATGGCGTAATGCCATATTTTGCAACACTGGCCACTCCACCTTTTGATTGACTCGAAACGGTCATTTGCTGGGCACCGGAGGCAATACCGTTTATAACATCGCCCCCGCCGAAAAAGGACTCGATACCGCCTGCCACAGCACCCACCGCGGTTTGAATCAGCCCGCCCAAACTTGCTAATTCATTTACATTGGTTGTGATCTGCGCCAGCTGCACAGGTACCGAGACGTTACCGGACGTGGAAAAGAAAATTGTATTGAAATCTTTATTAAATGACAAGTCCAGTATTGCATCACCGGTACGGTAATCAACAGTTAATCTACAATACAACGTGCTTTGCAACACAAACAGGTTAGCATTTAATTTGATTTCCCCAAAAGGCGGACAATACAGCGTATACTCGGAATAGGGTGCCCCGTCTGTATAAACGCCCCTTGTAATGTGCTGCGGATGATGGGGGGTCGAGATGCTGAACGTAAAAACGTTTTTGTCATTGGTATTCTGAATGACATACGCGTTCCCCACGTTTTGCATTTTCCACCAACCGACGGGAATTTCTGTTATGGGGGTTCCAATGGCAGCGTTACCACACGGTACCCAAAACGCTTTTGAAATGTACTGAATAGGATTGAACAACGCTTTAGTTAAGTTGCTGCTGATCTCTTCGGCGCTAATATCCAGATAATCAGTATTTTGCAAAAGAGCGGCCATGAGTTTTTGAAACGTGGTGGCGCTCATTGCAAAATAAATCGCACCACCAAAAGACACATACCCGGGGGCGTTGACCACCACAACAAAAAATCCTTGACTGCCGCTTTCGGGGTCATCTGTAAACGGCGTTGAATTTGCATAGAGGGTTCTCGTGGTAATTGTTGCTTTTGTGGGGTACAAATTATCTACGATTTTAGGGTCATACTTTGCGGACGATCTCACAACATATTCGGTAGAGTAACCGATCTCGTCGCGATAGCTTGCCAGCGTATCAACAGTTAGCGAGGCATTCCAGAGACCGTCGACATACGTCCAATTTTTGACCCAGTAATACCGGCTGAATGTGGGAAGGTAACAATAATTGTACCCGGTGGGGTCGCTTTGTGTTGCAATCTTGATCTCGGGGTCAATGATGTTACAGGGGGCTTTAAGGTCGATTCCGAACCCCTGCCCACCGCTGGGCCGCTTTGTGCTGTTTGTGCGCTTTGCAAACTGATAAAAGGTAGCTTGCATTTTGCACCTCCTATAAAATAACCGGCGGGCAGATGCCCGCCGGTGCTGTCAGGACTTCGAGGGGTCCGCGTCCTTGTGCGTGGTGGTTTCCAGGGTGGAGGCTCTGGCTGCTTTGCCCGCGCTGGGCGCAGTGACGTCTTTGGCGTTCATCAGGAACAAAACGGCGTTCTCGGTGAAATCGTCGTACCACGACCAACCGTAGTGATACCAGAAGTTCGTGTACAGGCCGCGGGCGTTCATGGGGGTCGGGACCACGCGGGACAGCTTCGGAGTGTAGCCGATTGCGTCCCAGTCCAGCAGACACCCGAACACATTGGACAGCTGCACCGCGGCATTCTTGGATGCCGCGCCGGCGGCACTGGTCACAACAGGAGTCGCGGAGATGGTTTCGCGCTCGTTGATGTTCTGCCAGAATGTGACCTGTTCAGCATCGCGGTATTTCAGCATGTTATCGTGGAATACCTCGGGAATCACGCGGGCGTCGATCTGGCTCTGCGTGCCGCTGTACAAATAGAGGTGTTGACGATCATACGGAGTGTGCCGCATGATGTTGTACGTCGTGCTGCCAATCGTCCAGTTCTGATGCCAGTTGATGGAACGTTCCTTCATCAGGCGGGAAATATCGTTGATACGGCCATAGGCATATTTGGCAAACCCCGGGAAGTTTGCTTCTTTGTACACGTCCTTCACGGTCAGTTCTGTGCCCTGCTGGGCGTTGTACTCGTCAAGCAGATAAATGACGCTCTTCGGGCTTGTCACCGTCATGCCGGTCAGATGGTTGGCCATCAGGTTGTTAGCAAGGTTGCGCCGGTCTGCCTCGATCTGGTTCGACAGATGCAGCACAAAAGAGGACCAGAACTGCGCCAATTCCTCGGGGCCTTTGAAGGCAGCTTCCATCTGGGTGTCAGCCTGGGTATACACGCGGCTGTAATTGGTCTGGCCATAGTAGTTGGTCTGAAGAACTTTAGGCTTGTGAACTTCGTACATATCCACGCTCTGCCCGTCGTTCAGCGCCCACGCCTTGTCGGTGACGGGGGCAGTGTCGCAGAAATTGATCTTCCGAACATGGTTCGACCAGTCGTCTCCTGTAACCTGCAAGCGTTTCAGGGGTGCATCATAGGGACGGACAGCAAAGATAGTACGGCCTAACACCTGACTAATCGCTTTGGTGTAATTGTCGGTGCCGGTCAATAGCGTAGCCTGCGCTACGGATACAAAACTTGACGTATCCACGATGGGTGACGTCGGTTTCTGGCCGGTGGCCATTTTGTTAATCTCTGTCAGAATTGCGGCAATGTCCGCAAAATCCATACCAAGGGGCATTTTACTTTACCTCCGTTCCATAAGTCGGGTCGATAACCCGGGCCGTCACCGTGTGGGCGTCTGCCGTCGGCTGCGACTGGATGCCGAGGCCCAGAGCGTTTGCCTGCAACGTCTGCGTCATAGTCTGCATTGCCTGAGCGGTAGTCTGCTGCCCCTGCAAAAGCTGCTGCAGCAGGGTCTCAAGGCCGTCATACTGCGGCGCGGGCTGCGGAGCGGGCTGCGGAGCGGGCTGCGGAGCGGGCTGCGGAGCGGGCTGCTCCATAGCTTCGATCTCTGCTTTGGTGTATCCGGCCATTGCGAGGGCTGCTTTTTCACTGATTTTCAACTTTGGTCGCCTCCAATACAACGTATGTGTCATGAGCCAGGCATTTGATGACCTGGTCTTTGTCTCCTTTTGTGAGAGGCCCCACGGCGCAACACTGCCGCGTGTGAGTAACGTTCGCCCAGTCGCTATAGTAGCCGATGTTCAAACGAGTGCACTGGTCAGCCAGCAGAAACGCGCGCTCGTTTGTGATCGACTGGGCGAAAATGATATAACAACCCATGGTTAATCTCCCTTTAGTTTTGCAAAAATTTTAGTAAGAGGCCCCACCAATTCAGGGTTAATCGTCCCAATATTCTCGATAATGCTACCAATTTCCATCAAAACAAAATAGGCGCAACCGATGGCCGAGAAAGACACATCGATGTTGACGCCGACAATGGGCAAGTAAAAATCAGCGGCGGCGAGCAACCCCACGGCCAGAACTTCACCGAGTTTGTGATAAAACCCCTGGCGCATCACGCTGGAATCGAAACCCGTGGTAGAAAAGGCTTTTACCATACCACTGACAACATCCATACCAATAAACACCAGAACGGCCAGAACTGCATAAACGTTCATATAACATCACCTCCCATACAGATACAAGTAAATCCCAGGTTCTTGCGCTGGCTGACGCTTGCCCGCCCCTTCTGGGGGCTGCCTGTGGGCACCTGGGATTGACTTTAATATAAACTAACCGTATAAAAAAGTCAAGTACCGCAATACTCGCGAAAGAAAATTTCATCCGAATAACGCTCAAATTCAATCTGACGCTGCAAGTACGCGGGCCAGATATACCCATACGCGGCCCTAAATCGTTTTCGCTCATAATCGCCGGTTCCATACGAGGGCATCTCGCCCGACCTGTGGCGGCAAACATAATAAAGGGGTTTACTCTTATGCTCATAGATGCAGCACCGCCCAATTTGTACAAGTGGGTAGTATTCCCGGAGGGGCCGGGATACGACAAGACTTTTCTCCTCGGCGCTGTACTGGTTTTCAATAGCGGACCTGTAAAAATCTGTACCGGTCATAGACCTATAGAGGGCCGTATCGGCTTTCTCTTTGGCAACAGGGCTGTCCACAAGATCAATCAAAAGAATGCCTTTATCGGCCAACAGCTTGACGCGCTCTTTCTTGCCGATCATCTTCTCAACTGCATCTGTAAGTTCCCACTGCATATAATAGGGGTTTGCCATGCCAACAGCGTTTGACATACATAACAACGTTAAGGGCTTCTGCCCTTGCAATTCTCGGTTACGGTTGACCGTTTCATAAATGTTGGCAAGGCCGACGCCCTCGCCGCGCCGGTAATAGTCGGATTCTTCTTTCTGATACTCGTCCAAGATTATTATATTGGTATGGGGGCTTGAAAAACCACGAGTACGGGCCAGTGTAACAACGCTGCCAACGACCCCGGCCATTTTAGCAGGTTTTATGGGTGCCCCTGTATCAGTGTAGGCCCCTGCATTTCCCACTTCATACAGACCAGCAATTTTAGGCAATTTGAACGGAGCATAATGTGTTTGCATATCATCATTCAACGGGGACCACGGCCACATACTGGGTGAGGCGCAAATAAGTTCTGCCTGCTGCGGCGTGCGGCGCAAATACAGAAATTCGTCGCCGGTCTGGTGGACGTGCTTCAATGCTCCATAAGTCTTGCCGGTACCACGTCCGCCCCAAATAAAAATAATAGATGCTCCTGTTGACAAAATGCCATCTTTTTCGGAAAAATTCGGCCAACCTTCATCAGTGTACAGTTTAATCATCAGACAACCTCCATAATCTTGTACCCTAATATCTTTGCGTATTCGTCAGTAATACCTAATGTGTATGTATTATCACAAATACACAGGTTTCTTGTTATATGTACTGTGTGCCCGTCTACTACAAAATCGGGCACAGTGGGGCGATCATTATAAATAACCTGGTTCCCGGCTGCGAGACAGAACGTAAAGCCCGGCTTAAATACCTCAAAGCCGCCCCAAAGGGCCAGCTCCAAACCGCCCTTCCGCTTGCTAACTCCTGCTATGGTAGTAGTGATCGGCCCGCCTTTTTTATAGGTAGTTGCATATTTTTTAGCGCCCCATGTCATAAACTCCGCGTAGCTGCGCTCTTGCTCATACACGCCCATGTAATGAGTATTGCCTTTTGGGTCCGTAGCACACGCGCCATTATCTTTCGCAAGCTGTTTCACAGATTTGTTAAACTCCGCTAAATCAATATTACCCATGTATTTGACGCTATCGGTGTCGCAGTACACGCCATTTTTGCCCGCGGCCCATTGCGCTATTTTTAGGCGCTTGCGGGTGTGAGCCGTTGTCCATACGCCCCATTGGTAGGGAAGAAACAAATGGGGGCGGTGGTCGTTATAACTGCCCTCCGGGTCGTCAGTGCATTCACTCCAAAGATTGTCGGGGTCGCCCTCGTCAAAAAGTGTGTCCAGCTGCAAGGGGTCTTGTGCTGTCATGCCGTAATAGCTATTGAGATCGCCCTTGGCTTTGACATAATACAAATCTTGACCGGGAACACCTTTAAGGGATGTTTTGCCGATATAACTCTCTTTTACACAATCCGTCAAGGGCTTTGGCAGTTTGCCATAATCGGACGTGTACAGGTCCATAACGTTAAGAGCGTCCCAATCATATTCTTTGGCAATGATTCTAAAATCTATATCTGTTATGGTAATCTCGAAATGTTCAGCAGACAGCAGACGGCCATTGTCGTTAATGTATCCTTCACAATGCCGAACCTTTGCAAGGGGGATGTACGGGAACCCCCACCACTTGAAACGCTGGCGCAACCCTTTTACTTGCAAGCGCATCAAGCAGGCCTTGCCGTGCCTCATACATTGCATTAACCGCTCAACGGTGGTCGGCTCCTGCCTAAATGGAGTCATAGGAAAATAACATTCACATTGTACGGCAGGGTATGCGCTTGACATATCAACAGAACCGACGTTTTCCAAATGTAACCCCACATAATAGCGGTTGGCGTGCGTGTCACCACCTCGGAACGCCTCCCGCAGCATTTGGTACAATTCCCACGACGGCAAAAGGCGCTTGACCCGTTTAATGCCCCATTTATACATCGCTTCGCGTGCCATTCGTCGGACATAACCGGTGCGCGTTAGTGGTAGAGTATACAGGTCGTCGCCATCTCGGTTCATCTCGATTAACAGGCACTCCACAATACACCTGACATCATTGACACAATACGCTAATTCTGTAGACGTTAATGGCGTCCATGGGTACCGAACTTTGGAATAATCAAGTGCCCCGGTCAATTTGGCATGTGGGGCACCTAGCTGTTTGCCCCAGGCATCAAGGGACAAATTACTGTGCCTCATACTGCATCGGTACTCAATAGCGCGATTGTCGCATTTTAAGACCCTGCGTGGCTTGCTGGCGAACACATCACCCGGGCCAAAATCCAGAACACCCGACAAATATTGAAATTCATGTGCAAGATTGTGAACGTACATGCACAGAAACCAGTCACCCTGCGGACCGCTGTTTGCTTGCAAATAGTCGCTGATTGCCCCCGTGAAGTTCACCCACTCGTCCCACGTCCTACCAATAATGGTAATATCCAGACCGAGCTGACACTGCCAAATATACATTATGGTGTGGGGATTGTCGTCCGCATCAACACATACTCGGCTAGTCTCAATATCAAACGCACACGGCATATTCACATATAAGCGCTTCTTGTTCGTTTTGCGTTTCTGGCCTTTTGTGTGTTTGCGGTCTAAATGCTCCATAAGCCACGGGACAGGGTTGTAATTACAAGCCTCCGCCAAAACCTCCGCGCAGGTCGGCGGAACTGCTGCCGTCGCTGTAGTCCCATTCTTTACCATAGGTAACCTCGCCTTGCTGCCACTTTACAAAATCGTCGATACTGACATTGTAGCCGCCTGTTTCGCGCCAGTACATAACCGGCTGGTCGGATGGATAGTAGTAAACGCCCGATGCTTTCACGATCTCCCACCACTCCGACAGGGCAGTATATTGATCTTCGGGCACGTCAGCCGTATCAATACCGCCAACTTTCATTTTTTGCGTGAATTCTTCACGTGCACCGCCAACGGTGGCACCTTTAGAACGCACAAAACGCGCTACATCTGCGAGCGCCTGTTCCAATGCTTTACGGTCTCCTTGCATTGCCTTCAAAGTCGGGAAACCTCCGGCAAATTCTTTATAAACATCGCTGGTGCCACTGATGGGGTCTTTTGATAGGCGCTTAATACGCTTCTGCGCAATGTCGCGCAGTCGAGTGTATTCTTTGCGCATCTGATTATCTGGCCAAGACTCCAAGGCATAGGGGGTATACAGCTCGGCACTGTATTTAAGGGCCGCACGTGCTTTAGCTGCGCCTACTGCCATGTTTCTTGCGCTCCTTCCTATCTAAAATCATATAATACCAGTCCAGAGGGTCCGCTTCAATGCCCAATCCGTTGAAAATGATTTTGGCCCATTCAGAGCGGAAAAATTTAACATCTTTGGTTGTGACTCCACTATATACAATAGCAGAGGCAAGATATATCATGGAGTCGTCACAGTTCAGCAAGGATGCTCTGTTATCTTTACTTTTCATGGGGCCTCCTATATAATAAATATGGCCG